AGAATCGTCTAACATTGCAAAATCTGACGCTAATAACGCAGCGTTTCTTTGTGTTCTTAAATCGTCCATGTCTTTGAAAGCCATAGTATTTTCCTTATGTTAAATAATTAAATTAAGCGTAGGTCAAAACAGAGGTTATGGGCGCAAGATCATAAGTAGCCGCGAATATTTTTTTTGTACTGTTATCACCACCTGTGAAAAACAATTTTGATTGACCGTACCCATGTCCATTTGAGTTTTCATTACCAAATGTACTCGCCTTACCATTTCCAGCAATATTAGAAGAGTTAAGGCTACTCCAAAACCCCCTGCGTTGGTGCCAACCATTACTATATGCTGCAGCGAAGAAATTTGTAATTAATACTTCATTGTTGCTCATAGTCATTTGTCCATTACTAGGATTTATTTTAAATTTAATAAACCTACCGCCTGGAAGTGCTTGTAGCCATTCATCCGTACCGATATTCCAAGCAAATTCATAATTAGTTTGCATCGCAATACCAAAATAAGGAGCAATATAATTAGTAGGAAGCGCAGTAGCAGCTCCATTACTGTTATCTACTAACCAGGCATCACTACCATTTTCTATAATTTGCTTCCCATTCGAGAGAGTCCAAGCTGACCATGAATTTAATACTGGTGCTCCTGTTAATAATAGACCCCAACTTCCATTTGATCTGGTTCTGGCATAGAACCCCTCTTTAAACGAATGAAAAGCATTATAGTACGGCTCGTTAGTAGAATCATACTGCTGAAAATAATATACTGGGTAGTTGGTAGAAGTTATGCTTGTACTAACTGGAGCAGAAGCAATACTCGAAGCGTTTACAGAGCTACTGCTATAATTATACTCAAATTCTGCAACAGTAGCTAAACCATTACTAGACCTATAACAATCTATGCAATGAAGCACTGCACCGCCAAGTCTACGCTCTGTAGGCGCAACGTAGTGACTGCCACTACCATAATTACCATGCGGATACAAAGTATTGCTAGATGTGTGAAAAGAGTCTTGATTACTCGTACCATAAATTAAAACCCCATCATACCCATAAGCATGACCAGTACCGTTTCTAGGAATATGGCCTAAGTAGCTATATCTGCCTGTCCATTCGTCAGAAGCTTTACCATACGTTGAATAATCGGAAGATGAACCAGAGTTTGTGTGAGTAGTAATATTTCCTGCAAGATTAATAGCGCCCGTACTTTGGTTTGCTGAAAACAAAGCAAAGTTATGGTTCATAGTACCACCAGAACTCGCTTGGTTTCTTACCATACAGTTTACACCTGCATAGGCAAGAGTTGATGTATCCATTCCTCTTATTCGGACAGACTGTAGGTAAGCCTCAAGGTTTGTTACTTCTAGGTTTCTGCCTACACTAGTAAGATCGGTGTCAAAAGTATCTAATGTAATGTCAGTTACCTCAACTGCCGCTGTACCAGAAGATGCGGCCGTATTAACATATACCCCTTGTGCTGCGTTATATGTTAGAACTTCTCCGTCTGAAGGTGCAGTTGATAAAACATTATAAGCAGAATACGCAGTGTTTCCCATCCCAGAATGTTGGGAGCAATAGTAGAACAGGTTAACGCTATCTTGTTCAACAATTATTTGGGTGTATGCCCCAGCTTGGCCTGGTGTGCCTACAGTTGTAACGCCAGTAGTAAATTCAGTACCGCCACTAGCATGAGTACCGTCTGCAGTTGTTGAAAACCTTAGTGGGTGTCCAGCGTTTGATGCGTCGGATTGATCAAAACGGTAAGTTAAAGAAGGTATTAAATTTAATGCCTGTTTGTTTGTTCCATCGATGATAAATGCACCCGTTACAGCTGTTACTGTAATCGTGTTGTACAGAGTAACCGCCGCCGCAGCAGCTTGAACGGCAGCCACTTGCGTATTTCCTTCCGCAGTTACAGCTGCAACCTGAGTATCACCTTCCGCTATAACGCCAGAAACAGTATCAGGTATATTTAACGCCTCAACAGCTTTTCCTAAAAATACAAGATCTTTTGCATTAGTAGTTGAACTAGCCAAGCTTTGCGCTTTGCTGTCAATTGCTGCTATTAAGGTACTGAAATTTGTATTTGTTGTAGACATATTAGACTCCTAAATTAAGTAAGTTTTCATCTTCTAACGCTTCGATTTTTAATTCATTGCTTACATCAGAAGTTTGATAGTCGGGTTCATTTACGTTGAAGTCTGCGCTTGATGCTTCGCCGGAGACTTCGGCCAGCGAAATTTTGCTGTCTCTCATTAAATCTGCTAGTAATCTTGCTTTAGACATGGTTGCTTTCCTAAACTATTAAGCCCATTTGCATAAATGTATTTTGGTTGTTGGAACTCATTGTAATAACATCACCTAAAGTTGGTTGAGAAGTTGAAGATGTACCTGAATAACTTATATATGACAGTGTATAATTAGGATCATATGATGTACTTACTGGGCCACCATTATAAGATGCACCTGCGGTAGTACCTTGATATAAAGCACCACCATCACCATACCCTGCACCGCCTGATCCACTAAACCATCCCATGTAATATGTTTTACCTGAAGGAACCGTAAAGTTATTTGGGTGACTGTATCCACCGCCCGTTGCATTAGTTAGCGTATCCAAAGCACCAGTAGTAAAATTAGCACCTGTTGAACCTGCGGTTACATCAATTCTCCACCCTGCTTTTATTGTAAATTGAGCACTAGCGGTAGCTATTGTGCCGCCAGTATGTTCATAAACAAGCATCCAAAAAGAATGATTATAACTAGCTGTTGCCCGACTTTTGAATTTTTTAGACCCTATTTCTGTACCTGCGGTTAATTGATACCTAGTCCCAATATCTACTCCATAATAATTCGCGGAAAACCACTGACCACCGCCAGAATAATTATAAATTCCAGTATCATAATGGCCCATCGGGAAAGTGGTTGTGCTAAACGGTACTCTTTTTGCAATCTTAATATTTCTTATTGAGCCATATAATCCATGATTCGACCAAGTTGGGCTATTTTTAGAACCACCTGAAGACCCTCGCCCAACGTATAGGTAATCAAAATTAATATAAGTTCCTACGGGATAATTAGCTTGAGAACCAATAAGAACACCATCTTGCCATAGCTCTATTTTTCTTTCACTAGCAACAGTAGAACTAAACCTACATTTAAGTTGAACATGAGTCCATGTGTCATACGGTATGGTTATCATTGGGTTGAATCCATACCCACCAATGCGACCCCCTGCTACTGCTATACCTTCATAAGCTTGTAAATCATAAATACCAATCATAAACCCGTCAGGATCAGTGTAGGGGCCATTAGTTAAAATCCATTGGTTACTACTCTGGTTGGTTTGAGACTTTACTTCAAACTCAAAATCAAAGTCATCCATATCACTTAATTGAGTTCCCCCAGGAATAATTTGAGTACCTGAGCCTGAACCACTGTGTGTGTATGTAGTAGTATCTTCAAAATCCCAAGGCCCCATATACAACCCTTCGGGGCCAGTAGGCATAAAAGAGCGATAGCCTTTAACAGAGCCACCACCAATAGAAGCTAACATAGGAGCGTATAATATTTGAGGTTTCTTTGGAAATATCATTATGATTTCCCTTTATGAATAAGCAGATTGAGATGCATACATTTTAAAAGAAGCAGAGCCTAATTTTAATATTGTAAAAGTATAAATATCTATACTAGAAGCGTTACCTCCAGTTGGTGCGCCCCCAGACCACTTGATGTAAGTCGGTGCAGAACCATCTACTGTTACTGAGTTAAAATAATAGGCTGAAGAACCTTGTTCAGTGATGACGCTGAAAGTCATAGCCTCGTTGTCTGCCATAATACTATTTAAAGTAGTTGATCCATCACCCCTAAAGTTAATAGTTCTATTGGCAGCTTGGTTTGAATACATATAAACGACTGCGCCATTAACAGCATCAAAGTTATATGTGCCACTTGTAGTAGCATCGGTGATTACTTTTTCTTTAACTTCCTCAATATTAAGAGGCCCACCAAAAATACCACTTGTTGCTGTTAACGCTCCAGTTACATCAAGGGCTTTATTCATCGTCCATTTATCGCCAGTATTGGCATAGTTAAATGTCGCTGAAGCCCCGTCTACCGTTAAACCTGCACCATCGGCCGCTGCCGCATCAGCCGCACCCTGCGCTATTGTAATGTTTTTATCCGCAACATCTAAGGTAGTTGTATTTATGGAAGTGGTTGTTCCTGTTACAGTTAAATCAGGAATAGTAACTGCGCCCGTAAAGGTTGCGCCAGTTAGCGCCGCAAAACCACTTGAAGCCGCTTGAACAGCAGCTACTTGAGTTGCACCTTCATTTTGTACATTGCTTACCTGGGTGTTGCCCTCTGTAATAACACTATTAACTGTTACTGTCGGGGTAAAAGCTTCAACAGCCTTACCTAAAAGCAAAAACTCTTTTGCATCCGTCGTACCTGTTGTAGCGTTAAGTTTAGTGGTTAAATTTGTTTCAACCGTTGTCGTGTTTATTGCCATAATTAGATCCCTGCTAGAGCTAGAGTTTCAACGTCGTCGATTAACGCATCGACCGCCGTTTTGCTGTAATGGTTAGCTAGTAAGAAAGTGCCGTAAGCAACGATGCTAACCACATCACCATTCGTTGCGGCGGAATTAAGAACAATGTTTGCTCCATCTGTGGCCGTAAAATCTACGCCGTCTTGTAACTTAACTCCGTTAAGCCAAAGATGAACAAATCCACTATCATAACTGCAAGGAAACGTTGTAAGCGACCCAGTGTACGTTCCGCTGTTCGTGCCAACAACATACTGCTTGCTTTCAACCGTACCATTGACAGACGAGCCAGCGTTTTGAAAAGCGTTACCGTCGTACACTTTCATTACATCATTGGTTGTATCGAACCATAATGTTCCCTCAATCGACCCTGTAGGCTGGTTAGCACTAACCTTATATGTCTGTGCAAAATCAGCTATGCCACTAAAATTTGCAGCTGTTTGCGTTACATCACTGCTAATACCGCTTACTGTTGAAATGTCGCTTGCTATCCCTGCAAGCGAATTAACATTGCTGATTGCACCGCTAACAGTATTAATGTTGCTGCTATTATTGTTTACAGAAGTAACGGCCGCTGAAATTGTATTTACGCCCGTAATGTCCGATACGATAGGCGATAAATTATTTATAGAACTTATGTTTTGTCCGACTGTATTGACGTTTGTTATAGAATTCGCAACAACTTCTATTTCACTTGTCGTTTCGTTAAGATCATTTGCTACAGTCTCTACTTCACTTATGGCCTCGTTTAAGTCCTGTGCAACCTTAACAACGCTAGTTATGTTATCTGATACCGTAGTAACAGACCCCATATTCGATGCTAACGTGCTTAATTCAGACGTATTTAATGCTGCAATAGTCGATATGTCGGAACTTATACCACTTACAGTAGTAATATCACTGCTTATGCCGCTTACCGTCGTTATGTCTGCGTTTATACCAGCCAATGTTGCAATGTTATTCGTAGGCGATATTTGACCAGCAACAGTAGTAATATTTGTTATTCCGGCTGCAACAATCGGAACATCGCCTTGTGTTGCCCAGTATTTAGCAGAATATTCGTTCGTATTACCTACGGTCGAGCTTAATTTAATAGCCCAATCTTTTGAAGAACCATCACCATTATCGACGCCCGTGCCGCCTATTGCATACGCTTTTGACGAATAATCCGCGTTTTCAACTAATCCTGTCGTCTTTCGCGCCCAGTTATCAGCCTCGTCTGCAAAACCGCTGGCGTTCGAGGCACTAGCAGAAGCAGCTTCGGCAGCAGCTTGCCCTACAACACTAGCACCCCACACAATAACGTTTTCATTGCCGGACACTGTAGGTAAGCCAGGCGGAGTAAATAGTGTTAGCTGGTTGCCTGAGAGCGTGTAGTCGTCAACCGGATTTAACAACTCACCGTTTACAAATACTTGTACAGAATTTTCAGAAGCATAAGAAAAAGTAAGCGTAAAAACTGTTGTTGCGCCGTCACCCTCGAACTTGTCTACTGCCGAACTAGTGCCAGATATGGCTGCGTTTGCTATCAATATCCACTTGTTTGCAGCGCTATCCGTTGCAAAGGCAGCGCTCGATATATGCGCCGCAGTAGCCAAATACGTTCCGCTGTTAAAATCTACTATGTCGCCAACAGAATAGGCTCTAGCCGTTGTCCAATCGCCTTGAGGTGAAAACCCAGTAACGTTAATTAATGCTAATGCACCAGGATCAAACGCATCTTTGTGTACTGCCTGATTACCCAGCTTACCGTCGTCACGCTGGATCTTGGCAATGTTGGTGTTTAAATCGTCTAAGGTTAGCTTAACGGCGTTCAGTTCCGCGTCTACCCTGACACCTGGTAACGGATCGGCTGGCGACGTAGCTTGAAAGTCGTTAAAGTTAAACTGCCTAGTGTAGTCGCGTGGTTGTGCCATTAGCTATTTCCATATCCCATTGCAGAGGCCATTCGAGATTTCTTTTTAGGCTTGTTGTTTCGTAATGCCTTAAAATCAGCGCCAGTAATTTTATTGTTTGGAGGTGCTGCACTAGCAATCTTTTGCTGCTTTGCAGAAAGTTTACTGCCCCCGCTTGGACTGTGGCTAAGTTTTCGACTAGAACTTGTATGCGTTGCACCAGTATGAAGTGTTCCATCCGGCATTTTGTGAGTAGCGCCAGTGTATTTTTTACCGTCCGGCGTATAATGAGCCATTCCTTTTGCCATTATGCGTACCCCATAGACTTAGCCATTTTAGATTTCTTTTTGGCTTTGTTCTTTTTGCTGTTGGGAAAACCAGCTTTCATATTAGCGTATGCTTTGTCGCTGATTGTGCTTTGGCTTTTTGGTCGGCTTGTGCCAGCCTTTTTGCGTTTGTTAATGTTTGCATATAAACTCATGCTAAATTACACCTCCATCGTTTTAATGCTGCACCCTTTCGGGTTAGTTCGCCGTTCTCGCTTGTTGCGCCTTTCATTCCCGACATTCGAGCGCAGAAACTTTTTTTACGTGCTGCCGCTTCGCCTGTTGGGTTTTTTTCTGTAACTGCTCGTTTGAGGTTAGACCCCGTTTCACGATTGTACTTTTCACGTCCTTTGTCGCTTAAGCCAGCACCATCTTTTGTAGGGCGTTTCTCCCCTCTACCGACCGAAAGATTTACTGACATTGTTTACCTTAATCGACTACTGTTGATTGTATTATACCCTTGTTGATTGCAGCAATCAACGAAACGGAGCAAAAGTTCAAAAATGCAAAAAATTTGTAGCGACGGCCATAATACACATGATGCCAGTCGTCGGACTATGGCAGGGGGTGGGATCGATTTTGCTGCACATTATTATCCAAATAGTCTCAACACAACCAATCGATCTATTGTTTTTATTATGTTTTATCTGATTTTTGCGCCGTCGTTATATCTTTTGCCAGTTCTGCGCGTTCATTTTCCCAGCGATCGATCATTGAGGCAAGTTGATCCGGTGTAAGTTCTGCCAACTGTCGCCCATCAATTGATCCGTCTGCGTTCTTTGACAGATCGCCAGCAAGCTCGAGCGATGTCCTTGCTGCGCTTACCTTTGCGCTTGCTGGTGCATCAGGATCAAGCATGACTTGTTTCAGCGTTTCGGCTCCCAATGTGGCAAGATCCGTTTGATAAACAGTTTGTCTAGCTTGCCGGATCAGCAGCATTACTGAAGGGTTGCGGGTCAACTCATAAGCTGCCTGCTTAGGAAACGAATAGCCAGCCAAACGCGCAGCCTCGGTGGCGTTTTTATTATCTGCTACTAAGTAGCGCACAAACTCTTTTTGCTGGTCGGTTGCCTTCCTTACCCTAATCAATCCCATGTTTGCCAACCTTTTACATTGCAACCAGGTCGCAGCTTATTCCCTGGTCAATAAAAATTATTTGACTTTATTATGTAGATTTTTGTAGTCTATGTCTACAGTTGTCGATCGACAGCTGTAATAGCACAGAAGGAAACAAAATGATTAATCAAAAAATAGTCAGTTCGCTGCAAGGCGACAAATATAATATGTGGCTAGTTGTCCGTGAAGTAGACGTACAAAAGCTAGGTCTTAATAAAAACGATTTTACACACTACAGCCGAACAACTGTACACCCTCGATATGGTTCAGTATTTGCGCTCGATCAGGATGTAGATTTCAAAAAGTTTACGGACGCTTGTAAGCAGCACAATGTTGAGCTCTATATAAGCCAGCCAGAAAAAGCAGATAATCTGCATCAGATTAGAGACTGGTCGAGCATCGAGCTTATCCAAGATCATGCCCAGAATTTGAGGGCATTATAATGAGCTATCAGTTTGATATGTTTGACCTCGGCAGCGCTTCCCAATGTGGGGAGCGTCAAACCGACCTCGAGGAGCTAATTGACGAAAGCAAACGTCACACAAAGGTTTTGATAGGTTGCGAAACGTCAGGGATCGTTCGGGAGGCTTTTCTAGCCGAAGGCTATAACACTTGGAGTTGTGATATACTGCCAGCCGACACACCGACAAACCGCCACATTCAAGACGATGTTCGCAACGTTCTTAAAATGGAAAGCTGGGATTTGGTATTTATCGGGCATCCGCCTTGTACAAGGCTTTGCAATAGCGGCGTTCGATGGTTGCACAAAGCACCGCCAGACAGAACCGAGGCTGAACTATGGCGAGAACTAGACGAGGGTTGCGAACTGTTTGCTGAACTATTCAATGCAAACGTTCCCTGTTTAGCAATCGAAAACCCAGTGATGCACCGGTACGCGAAAGAGCGTATTCAAAAATTGTCTAAATTGCCATTTCCATGGAAAGCAAACCAAACAGTGCACCCTTGGCACTTTGGCCATGATCCAGACGGTGAGGACGCAGTGAGCAAGCAGACTTGTTTTTGGACACGCAATTTACCGAACCTCGAGAAAACTGGAACGCTTACAAAAGATCAGGCGCGTGACGATATACACAAAGCACCACCTAGCGCCGATCGATGGAAGATCCGGTCAAAGTTTTACCCAGCATTAGCGGCAGCAATGGCACAACAATGGGGCAGACACGCCTCGATCAATAGGAGGGCAGCAGCATGAGTATAGATATACCAGAAGAACTAGAAGTAATTTGGAACGCTTTGCACGGCTTTCGGGAGGACTGCATCCCAGAAGGTGAGGAAATGTACGACGATCAATGGAGCGAAATTACTACATCGATGGCGCGAATAACTGAGGCTTTAGGTTTTGAGCTAAACCGCGACGGCGATGCAGTAGAAACCTCGAGCGAGGTTGAGCAATGATTCACGCAATCGAAACTATTAAACGCTGGTTAACAAACGAGACAACCGAAGTATTGGCCGACGTACTGGCTTGTGTAGGCTTGTTTGCTACTTGCGGCATACTGCTAGTCATATTCACAGCTTAACACTATCAGAGAGCGCCCAGCTTTGGGCGTTCCGTGATGTTGTTAACAGCATCGATAGCACAAAAGGGAAAATATTATGAAAATTTATATTGCTTGTTTAGCTGCATATAATAGCGGCTACCTACATGGAAAATGGATCGACGTTTCCAGCGACGAAGAAGAAATGGAAACGGAGATGCAAAAAGTAATAAAGACTAGCCCAGTACCAGACGCGGAGGAGTGGGCAATCCACGACTATGACGATTTTCCAAATATGGGGGAATATGTTAGCCTTGAAAAAATTGCAGAAATTGCCGACATGATTGAAAACAGTGAGCAAGACGCTGATGTAGTCAAAGCAGTAATTGACAACTACTCGAACGATATGAGCGCAGCACAAGGCGCGCTCGAGGACAATTGCGGCGTTTGGGATAGCTTCAAACATTACGCAGACGAGTTTGCCGACGAGCAAATGGCTTGTTCCCCCGATACAGATAGATGGAGCGAATGGATCAAACAGTATTTTGATTATGAAAAACACGCGAAAACGCTTGAGTACAGTTACACGGTAATCGATGTCCCCAAAGGCGTTTTTATTGTGCCGAATTATTAGGAGGTAGGACAATGAAAAAGTATAGAGTGGGAGTTCACTATCAAGAGGGTACTGTTCTGCGTATTTACGCAGACAGTCCCGAACAAGCAAAAGAAAAGGCTCAAGAAATATTGGATGATAGTGTGCAAGCTGTTTATCCAGATGAGTGCAAACCCAAAATAGTACATCGTGAAACTATGGTGACTGATACAGAAGAAATGGAGGACAACTAATGCAAGTAAAACTTGATTATTACGATTTAATCGACGCAATTGAGAATAAACTAGATAGCACTTTCGAGGGTTCTATTGATCTACATAGTCGTGAACTAGAAATATTCTTTGAGACTTTAGAGTCCGACGAGCAACCGAAGAAACACAAAAACGGTCGCATTGTGAAAGACGCGCATGGAAATACGGTTTTTGAGACTGTCGGTCAAAAAGTGAAGCATCACAATTTTTCAGAAAATGACGAATTATTTATTTGCTTTAATTGTGATCCTTGATCCCTAGCACTTGCTCGGCAGCTTCATCGAGGGCGGCTAAATGGTCGCCCTTTTTATTTTCGGTTGCTGCTATTTCGTAAGCTATTGAGGCATAGCCCATTATATCGAGCCAGTTGTCTAGATGATACGGATTAAAAGAGTTGCGAGACATTTTATGCAGAACACCGATTGCAGCAGCGTCTACCGCCTCGATGCTTTCAGCTGGTCGATTATACAAATATGCGCGGATCAATTCAGCAAACCGCGTCATGTTTTCGGTTGGGTCGCCATGTTGCTTGTCTCTATCCCCATCAACTAAATCCCTAGCTTGCATTAGCGCCGCTGCTCTTGGACTTGTTGTCTCCAAATTAGAATGGGATTGGGTCATTTAAATCGCCTCCTGTTTTTATATCGATGATTTTTGATTGTTTAAATTCTGTCTTTGCTGCTTCTACCAACGGCTGTTGAAAGCTTTTGATGATCCGGCAAACTTCATCGAGCGTGTATACAATCGGATATTTGTCTCGATCGATCGCCGCCGCATCGCTTCCCCATTTAACGATAGCAAAGTTATATTCGCCGCAATCGGGTGGCGCTATTCCATACCACACTTCGGCACTACCTGGCTTATGTCCAGCTTCTAGTGCGGTTGTCTCCAATTTACGCCACCCAGTAATCAGGTTGTTGGCTTTCTGAACAAGGTAATCGCTATCGTCAAGATGACAAGCTTCGCTAAAGTTTTGCCTCGCTTGCTCAAACTTTACAGCGAGGGTTGGCGGTGCTAGTTCCTCGAGCTTCCCGATACCCCATTTCATTTCAAGTTCTCTTGCTACAGCATCGACACTATTTACGGCTGCACGACAAATCTCTGCCCTGTTATCAGACCACATTGCTGAGGGTGTAAACCGTTCGATAGCATCATCTTGCTTACGCCTTCTCTTTATCCGGTTGTATCGACCTTCAACCGGCATAACGCTGCCTCATTAAAATGCTTGTCCGTATCCCCCAACAAACATTACTATTCCGCGCTTGCGGAAGTAATGTATAGGGGGTACGGGGGTTCACTTCCGCTATACTTCCGCCCACTTCCGCCCCATTTCCGCTAATTCTGGTGCTTTTCATTTGTCACTTCCGCCAATTTCTTCTAAAAACGTTGCCACTTCCGCCGTTTTAGAGGTTTGACCCCGTTCATTTCCGCTGCCGGAAGTAACGTTATCTGCGGCCGAAAACTCTATTTCTCGGATTGTCCAATCGCGTATGTTTGCTACTGGGATGCTTAGACTTGCTCTATTATTAAAATCGAGAAAGCAGAGTATTCCGCCGTCAGCTGCTTGATCTGCGAGGTACTTTGATATGCCGCTTCCAGCGCTTATCTCATACTCTTTTACTTCACCATCGAGGAACGTAACTTCCACTATTGATCTTGCTGCTTTGTATTTTCTTTCTCCCATTATACTTCTCCTTTTGGTTTTAAGTTACGTTCACGATAGTAACGATTATAAGCAAGAATGTGGGGAGGCGTTGTTAATAAACGATGCGCTTCTTTTGCCCACCATTGATAATTATCTCTTTCAGCTTTAATTTGCGCTTTTAAATCTTCAATTTCTTTTTCTAGCTCTTGAATTTTCTTTTGTTCGTTACCCATTATACTTCTCCTTTGGGTCTAGGTTTAGGTTTAATTGGTGTGCTGCTTCTAACTCTGGTCTTGTCGCACCACATATAAATTCTGTTATCAGTCGCAACGTGATCCGCTATGTAGTCATACATTGGTTCGAGGTAATCCATTGCCTCGAGGCATTGGTCATAACTATCGAGCCAGAACCGTGTTACGATCCGTTCTCCGTCAAGTGTGTAGCCGAGTACCAGCGCGGTATAATATGCGATAATCATTCTGCCTCTCCTCTTAATATTATTTCCTCGATCTCGTTTGCTAAAACGCGCAGCTGCACACCCATTTCTTTTGTAATGACGCCGCTAAATAATGGCTTTCGATCTTTTGCGTTGATTGCTTCACCAGGAATAAGCGCAAAAGTTTGATCCTTTTCGGACAACTCAAACGTGATATGAGCTACCTCGAGCCTTGTCATTGCATCCAAGTTGCGGATGCTGCGTCTATAGCCGTGACTACTCATCTTCTATCAGCACCTCGCCCATTCCCTCGCAAAATTCACAATTGACTTTGACTTCTTTGAGGTAGCCGCCGTTCTCGTAATCAACGACTGGTTTTTCTATCAGGTGGTAGCCGTCGCCACCGCAAAGCTTGCACTCGATCCAATCACTCATTGGCTGCTTCTCGTGCTTCCAAAATACGGACGGCTGCAAACTTTATGCTCTCCACGCGCTGCGCTGCTGTAAGCCTCGAGGGTGGACGTTTAAGATCCTCGACCAGTACATCGCATTGCCTGACAATGTTCTCGAGGTACTTCTGTTCAGTTTCTTTATCCATACGCCCTCCACTGCGGCTGGTCTGGTGCTTTCAACACCTTCACGCCTTTTGATTTTGTTTTTGAATCGTGTATCGCGCTTTCGATAAAGCCTTGCGACTGCCAAGCGCTGATGTAGCTTTTCGCTGATCGCTTTGGCATACCGTAGTCGATATGCAGAAACGTCTGTAAGCTTCTCTGTGTATTGACCGCCATACTGAACGGCTCTGCACTGTGCCAACGCCGTGCGATTTCCTCAAATATTGCTGCCGTCTGCCCGTGATCGAGCTTTGTCGAGGCATCTAGGATCGCTTCGACTTCCATTGTTTTGTCGATAAGCAAGCCAGTATCGCCACGGATGAAGCTACGGATAAACATATCGCACTGGTCGTTTGTTTTGACGACTGCACCTTGAGCGCATTGCCCGACGCCAGCTTCGATGTTGTCCATCTTCTGCGATAGCACCAGTTCATCTGCTTCGTTCATTGCCCACAATCCGTAAGCCCATCGAGCGCCGTCAACGAGTGCCGTCGTGCCTCTGATTGCTTCCCGCGCTTGTGAAGCCTTTGTTATGTTAAACGCACCGTCTTTCCGCATATGGTGAGCGATAAGGATGTTGGCATTTGTTTCGACGCATAGGTGAGACATGACCGACCACCAGAATTGACCAGCTGCCGGATCGCTATTTATGTCGGCTGCAGCAAACGCTTGCAGGGGATCGATGATTATTAACGCTATATCGCCTAGCTCTTTTAGCTGCGACTTCATATCGAGAAACGCTGGTGTTACTGAGTACTCGCCCATTGCGTGAGTTATCAGGCTTGATGTACCGCCAGCGTCCGGCATAGGCACGACGTAGAGATTACCAGCTGCTCTATCGCGTAGGTTTGCACCTCCGATCGATGCTATTCTCCGGTGCATCGAGTTCGCGCTATCCTCTGCACCAAAGAATACAACCTTACCATTGTGGACGATGTTTCCGCCAAATGCTCTTTCTTGGTGCATCCCTTGGTCGCCGCCGGCCACCTTCATCGCTAGATCGAGCAATATAAAACTCTTACCCAGCCCACCGATTGCGCTGATTAGACCTGGCACTCGACGCGGCAAGATACCATCGATGAGCCATTCCATTTCTGGCGGCTCACCGCTGTAACGCTGCATCGACCAATCCGTGATCCGAAAGCCTTTTGCAACAGGGGTTGAGCTAGGGCTTTCGGATCGACCATCGCCAGACCTACCTACGGCGACGGTATTCTTGTTTTCTTGTGTAATAATGCGTAGTTCGTTATTTTTTGCGCGTTTAAGCTGATACCACGCTTTCTTTTTAAACTGCTCGAGGCCACGCCCATCGTCTGCAAGTGTTTTGCCACGCGCTTTAGCTTTACGCTCGAACACTGGCCACGCTTCTTCGACCAGCTGCTCGACTGTTGGCAGTTCGCCGCGTTGCGTCCACGATGTATGCAGCGTTCCCATAATCAGCTGCACCATGTACCCTTCCCGACCATCGACCATTTTGCCGAACATATTGGTCTGGGTATCTTGAAGGTTGCTGCCGCCGTTTAGTCTATGCGCTTCTGTCCTTGCAAGTTCTGTAATCCATTTTGGGCTATCCTCGATCTTAAGATTTTTTGCCCAATCCTCGACTGTATAATTATGGCCGGATTTGTGGTTACTTGGAGCAACAACCACAAATCCGCCCTCACCACGGGTATCTACTCCCTCCCCGAGTACATTTTTACCCGTGATAATCGTTTGATCGGGTGGTGCTTGTAAAAATATATGCTTACCGCCCGACCCCGTTCTTTGCTCGAAAGTCATAGGTAGATCGTCGTAAGCCATACAAAGATCGTCTAAACTTTCTTGTCCGTCTTTCCCTTCCCCAATGTCTACGTCGATCGCATAGATGTTGTTGCTGATTTTACCAGTGACAACACCGATATTGTAATCTTCATATTCTTCTTCAAACCACCACTCAAGCTGGTCGTGATCTGCACGTTTTTCCTGATATTTTTTCCATGATCGAGGCGCTGGATGCTTGCCAGGGGAATGACAATCTTTACCAGCTGCACAACTGCAACTGCCATCTTCCTTGACATAATGCACCGGAACGACAGAAAAGCCGCGATCATGCCAGTGTTTTGCCCACTTTACTTTGCTCATGTTTTCCCCTGTTAAGTTGGGCGACGGATAACCTAACTAAAACCGCCGCCCACGGACGACTAGATTTCAAGTTCCGATTCTTTGGTTTTATCGTTTTCGTTAAAATCTACGTCGTCCTTCGCATCGCCAGACTGTGAAGCCGGAGAAATAGACGATGCGTTTTCAGTTTTTTGCTCTTGCTCTTGATCTTCGCCAACAAGCTCGTCTGGTCTATTAATCCATTTTACGATTTCAAACTGCGGCACACGGCTATTGTTCTTGCCCATTTTGACTTTTTTGCCGTCTTTTATTTTAATAGCTGGTACTTTGCCGCTACCCCATTCTTTAGAGTTTTCGGCTTCATCGTAAACATTATTGATAAACTCTCTAACGCCAGCGCCGCTTGCAGACAGTTCGCGCACAGGTTGATCATCAAACATTTTAGTGCTGTAAAACATGACTGAAAAACCTTGCTTGTGCGCTTCAGTTGGCGGAATAAGGCTTGGTGGTTTGTTGTTTGGCCAAGGTTGCCAATCTCTGCCGCCTTCTAATTTCAGCCAGCCAAGTTGTATCTTTTCAACATCAACAACAACAGCTGCTTCTGATATATCAAATTCCTCTGTTCCAGTAGCAGTAGATTTAAGCCACTGATTTTCTGTTACCATGTAACGAATGAAGGCGTTTCCGGTTGTCTCTTGTATAAATTCTAACGGCATAAGTTTAATCTCCTTTTTATTTCCGTTGTTTAGCGCCTTTGTTTACGTGGTAGGCGACCACGCGCAGAAGGAGTTTCTGCGGATAGTTACTGCGACAAAATTTTAAAACTTTGTCTCTAAATTTTATTGGGTCTATGGATGCTAAATCGCAGACTTCGATGTAGTCTTGTGTTGGGTATCGAACCCACTCGATTGCTTCTACCGCATCACGACGTTTGTACACATCATCACTGTCAAGATCTTCGGCATCCCGAGTTACCTGATCGAGAACACGTAGCCATAACAATTCTTTGTTAGTGCGAGGTTTATCCACTTCCTCAGTAAACCAGTAAGCTTCACGTGCCGTAAAATGACGCGGCGATCTCGTCGGCATTAGACCAGTAAAAGCTATCAGGGTTATGGGGAATTGCGTTAATGAGTGTAGTGCTGTCATTTGATAAACTTAAATATGCCTCCAATTGTGTTACTGATTTTTTAAAAATTTTTAGATATTTTGCTGCATCGTCGTCGCTAAGTTCTAGCCAGACCCAAGGATCGCGCTGCCTCGATAGAGCGTAGCCAAATTTTACTGCTGGCTTTTTTCCGGTCATACTTTTGACGCAAGCTTGATAGACGGCTGCTTGTATTCCGTGCGATAGCGACCATTTAGTTGGCGCTTTGCTGGTTGTCTTTAGATCGACAATTAAATTCTTTGCTTCATAGTGGTAATCGAGGTAGCCAATCAGCGGCACAGTACCGCCGTCACCTGGCCTAAATCTTACTTTTATATCGACGCGCTTTTGATCCTTCGGCGGATCGTCTGGTTTACCCAGCGGCATCATATTTTCTAATGCTGTTGCCGTCATGCGCTCGACTATCGGTACGCGCTTTTCTAATTCTTCGGCTCGATTAGGGAATGAAAGGCTTTCATTTTGCAGATACCGCACTGCTTTTTTTACGCAGCTGTCTATATCTTGACCCTCGAGCAAGCCTAAATCAACACCGCGCTCGACTGCCTTGCCTTGTACTGCGGCTATGCCAAACGGAAACTTTGCTTTGCCTAAGTACTGGCACAGATAGGCGTCTGGCGCTTCACGCCATTTGTTAATCTGGCTAACGCTAATACGCTCGATATTGTGCGTTTCAAATCCATTTTGTAGGCCGCTGTCAGTCACACTACCCACCATTTTTTACAAAAAAAGTGGCGTAATAAGCTAGTAAAGCTGCATCCGCACGGCCGTCGTCTTTCTTTCGAGTAAACATATCAGCATACTGGGGGAACAACTCGCAAGCGCGTTCTCGATTAGCGTCTTTACCACGTTGGCATTTTAACGCTTTCATCCATGTTTGCGGTGTTACTTGTGTGGTTTGCAAACCTAATCCGGCGGCTGCACCCAATATGACCCCGAAACCTTTGCCAAAATTAAACATCGATGTAACGCCTTGACCTGGCATTGCTGCTACTTTCTCAATATACACGGGCGCTGCCGCCTCTTTTAAAATGTTCGCCACTAGATACGGGCTTATTGTTTTCTTTTTATTCACTTCAAGGATTGGCATATCCCAGATAATTAGTTGGGTAGCAGCGGATGTTTCGCTAGAATTATATCTGGCTATTGCTCCGTTGATACCAGGATCGATGCCTATGACGATCAACCAATATTCCTTACTTTAGCTTCTGCTTCATAAATTATTTGCGAAATTTCTTTTGATCCGTAACGCATCATTATTCTTAGCGTGTCGCTATGTTTCATTAGAAGTTGTATCACCTTTGTTTTACAACTTTCATGCACGTTTTCGCTTTCTAAAATTGGATACAGCAATGAAAGCAGATGGAATTTTTCAAAACTTGTTGGTGCAGCAGCTCCTAAATGAAAGTCTAAATCGTCTAAATCTTCGTTTAGACACAGATTATTTTTAACTAATCTTACTACGTCGTTTGGCATTGCAATCCCTCCATAGGTGGAGCAATCGCAACAATAGGGCTAAGCCATTTGCCATTACCGACCCAATCTGAAAGGATATACCCTCTCATTAAACACAAAATCTTACTTCTTTTTCTACGCATCTTCGCTGGTACTTTAGCTACATATGCCCAAGTAAAAATGGAAAGTTCCCGATGTTTCATCACGCACCTTTCCTTCTGTCTTTATATTTCAATTTCCTTCTCCCCTGTTGTATAGTCTAGTAGATCAAATCGCTGATTTTTGCGTCGAGCTATAATCGCCAAATGACATACAGAGTCTATTGGTATGTTATTTCTACGCACCCAATTTCGGACAGCGTGTTCGGTGCGAGGGTGGTCTACTTCTTTTAATGCTCGAACGACTTTTTTTATACCACCAAAATCAAGAATCATTTTTTCTGCATCGATTGTCAAGTTTTTCATTTGTCTGTCCGTTGCGTACCATAATACGATCTACAATACACTGCCAAATTGAATACGCAATAGTAAGTTTAAAAAAAAATATTCTTGCCAATATGAATTAATTGTGAATATAAACAAAACAGCAACGGGGGAAACATATGGCTAAGAGCGAAATAACTCGAGGTGTGCCTGGTAGCGAGATAGATTTTTCGCAAAGGGTTCTTACTCGAGCAGAGTTTGGAAAAAGACTTTTATCACTGATGCTTAAGAAGGGTTGGAATCAATCTGAATTAGCTAGAAAAGTTGGTATTGGGCGTGACTCAATAAGCCAATATGTACGCGGTCGATCCGTTCCATCGCCAGCAAATTTAGACAAATTGGCAGGAATACTTGGTATCGAAAAAGACGTTCTTTTTCCAAACTATGACGCGCAGACAAACGCGATCGAAGCTGCTACGCTGGAGATTAAATCAATCGACTCGGATGCAGAACATATGTGGTTGCGCGTAAATATGAAAGTTCCGGCTGAAAAAGCACTGGCAGTTTTACAGATCCTAAAATCATAAAATGGAACTAATAACACAACGAGAAGCAGCTGCTATTTTGAATGTGTCGATCAGAACGATCACACGATACAGACAAGCCGGATTGCTTCAGACTGTGAAGATCAACAACAAGACAATAAGAATACCAAAACTGTCAGTTGAGAAGTTACTTGGAGAATCAATATGGCACAAGAAGCACAAGAGCCGCGCCTACAAAAGTACAAAGGCAGATACTACATCTACTTTAGAGACAACAACCATAGCCAGCGAATATCGACAAGGACAAATGATCTGGTTGTCGCAACGGCACGGTTTCAAGGCTGGTTAGATAAAAGCAAAATTAACTTCCAAGTTGAAAACGATCCGACGATTGGACGCTGCTTAGATCTTTGGTTCAATGACTGGATAAAAGATCGAATGATAACTGAAGAACGTTACAACTCCATTATAAATAATTTAAAAGCTTATTTTGGAAATATGCCTGTTAGCCAGGTGCAGAAGCAGCACTCAGAAAAATACATCGAGATACGAACAAATGGATTGATCGGGCGATGCCCAGCTGCGTCGGGTACTATACGCGGTGAGTTACAGCGGCTACGGGCTTGTTTTCGTTTTATGGTCGAGCGTGTAGAACCAAAAGAGCAAAGATTATCACAAGACGTTATTCCTTATGTAGTGCTGCCGCCACCCAGCCCACCAAGAGACAGAATATTAGATGATAGTGAAGTAGGTTTACTAAGGGAAATATGTCCTAACCTTATACTTAACGGGTCAGGTCGTAGACCATCAAACAGAGTATCGAGAGTTGGACGGTTTATAATGTTGGCGTTAGAAACGGCGCAGAGAAAAACGGCGATTATAGAATTAACCTGGGATCGCGTTGACTTCGAGACAAACCGCATACACTTCAACCCAAAAGGCCGGCAGCAGACTAAAAAGAAACGCTCAACAGTAAGTATGAGCCCTAGATTACGAGAAGCTTTACTTCGAGCAAAGGAAGAAGCTATATCTGATTACGTTCTTGATAAGCCAACAGACGTTTACCAAAAAGTAAAAGCGTTTGGCGAAAGCATTGGCATCGATGATTTGACACCTCACGTTTTTAGACATACTTGGGCAACAAGAGCAGTAATGCGTGGTGTTTCTTTAACAAAAGTTGCGGCAATGTTGGGTGATAAAATAAAAACTGTAGAAGATAATTACCAGCATCTAACGCCAGATTATCTGGATGATGTACATGAACCGTAGCCACATTGGCGCATCTAGTGGCGCAAAAAAATATTTGTTGATTGCATTTTGTTATTTATTATTAAATACTTATGTAATTAGTCGTTTGGTTCTAGCCCGACCAGAATGGCTCTTGTTGATCGACAATCGACACCTGTAAAAACAGTAACTTAGTAAGGTTGTCGATCAATTATACCAGACAAATACAGACATTTATCGGCGCAAAATGCGCTTATTGGCGCAAATTGCGCCACTTATCTATTGATCTACAGAATCAAAAAGTATACGGTTTTTTTGAGGCCGGAGAGATCGCAAGATCCTTTTGTGCTAAAAAGAAAATCTGGCCTCACCAATCAAAAATATAGAGAACTTCGATTCCTACCCGTCTTTTTGCTGCGGCCTGATCTTCCTGGATAATACTCTTGCCCATACAGTTCGTAGATTAAGTTTCGTAAAACAAAATGTTTAATTGTTGGTGACGTACCAGCGATCGTTGCTGCACCTAATCCTAACCCTACTGCTACGCCAGCATATCCAGTTGTTGCTATGTAAGTTAATGCAGTTGGCACAAGTAAATCATAAACGCCTCTAGCCGCTTGATATTCAGACGACACAGTGTTTTCACTGTTTCGATAACCTAAGCCAGCTATTCTTCCTACTGCTTTTGAATAGTAAGATAACGAAGCACCAGCTAGTAAGTTTGTTAAATCTGCTTGATACTTTAATGAGAAAAATGCGTTCGCAACAGGGTCAAACCTACCTAGCATACCAGATCGAGAAAAACCAAGCTGCGCTAAATACCGTAGAAGCGTATCATCTTCATCCTCTTGCTCCCATCTTTCTCTGTTTAATAAATACTCACGCAACGCTGAAACAGCTGTGTGTGAAGCGTACAATGCAACTAGTGGCCAAGCTTTACGAAACATCATTTCCGTGCCTCGCAATGCGCCTCTTTTTTGAAACTCTCTTTGTGTTACTTTTGCAGATTGTAACAAAACGTTTCGAGTAAACGCCGAAATAAATGACTGAATACCATAGACGATTCGCCCGATAGGTTCTTCTGCCCACTTTGGTCGATCTATTACTTTTGGATCTTGTACGGTTTGATCTGTAAATCTTCTAACAGCAACAGAAAGAATTTGGCCCATATCGGTAAGTTCGCCGGATCTATCAATGATTTGATCGATTTCATACATTCCCTTTTTATCCATCTTTAAAGATGCGGCATATTTAGCAAACTGGTCTAGATCATCTTTGGCCACGCCAAAATCTTGCAATGCCTCGGCTGCACGTTCTTTTGCTGTTTGGCTTGAGTTTGGATTAGTATATCTTTTACCTAGTTCTGTAATGTACTGAATACCGACTCTCATACTTGAACGACGCTGTGAGTTTGTAAGGCTTATTAAACCAGTTCGATAGAAAAACCGCGCCATACGCTGCGCTGCGCGAGAAGTATCTTCGGACGTTCCACCTACTCTATTAGCTATAGTTTCCCCTGTTTCTGGTAGATCGATTACACCGAGTATGTTGCCTAACTCTCGATAATATGCTCGACGCTCTTTCATAGTAGCAGTTCCAATTGATGCCATAGCTTCGCCAATGGTATTTTTTAGAACTTTTAAACCGTCACGGGTTCTGCCCGTTTGGGTTGCTGCCGTCATAGGTTCTGCAATAGACGAAATAACTGCTCGGGGTAACAACGCCATAGATCCGTATGCGTGAACATAATCTAAGGTTTTCGCAAGAGTATGATCTGTCCTAGCTTTGCGGCCAGTAACAGTATCAACAATGAATCTAATTTGCTCGATCTCAGGTCGCGCCATTCCTTCAAGCGCCATTTGTTCTAACGTGTAGGAAAGAAAATCGTGATTGCCTAATGGTGAGCTAGGATCTCCACCCGTAACTTTTTTACGCTTACCTTTAGGTACAAGTTGTGGGCCAAACCTTTTGTTGTACTCAACAGTTCTAGCAACACCAGGAATGTACTCCATTATTGCTTCAACAGGATTAAGGTAGTAATCGATCATGTATGTGTCTGCTTCTGGCGGAAGCTTTCGTTTCTTTGCAAATTCACCCTGCACTCCGTTGCGCGATAAGTCGCCAACTTGTCTTGCAGTCAATCGATCAAACCAATCATGTGCTGCAATGTCGGCGTATGGATCTCGCAAACCTTCATAGACTTCTGGTTGGAGTTGCTGCGCTTGCTCTTTGAGTTCTTCAAGCTGTTGCTCTAATTCTGTTGTGCTTTCTCCATTTTCCATTAGAGTTTCTATTGCTTCAATCTGTTGCAAAGCTGCTTGTAGCTCGTTTACTTGTTCTAATATTCCAGGTGCATTGTCCTCTAAGTATTCAACAATTTTTAGTTTTCTGCCTAATGCAACAAGTGCTTTGCCTTGATCGATGTCTCCCTCATCAAGCACACCGTATTCGTTTTCATAAATTACATCGCTGTATAGCGCTTTTGCTCCACGTTTTTGTTGACCGTTACCAAAGATAAAACCTTGAGCGTCATTAATAGCTAAAATACTATCTAACATTCTGGGCATATAACCAGCATCAGGAATGTAATTTAGATCAAGCCCGTTCTTACGCATATAATCGTACATCGGGTTCAGCAACTTAGTTCTTATTTCGCCAGCCGCTTTACTTATTTTTGCTGGTGCGTTTGCTTGCGCTGTTCGATCACTTGTTAAAAACAGTCTAAGCTGTTTGAGTTCTTCTTCCGTAAACGTATCTAGCTCATACTTGTTTAGTATGTTTATAAATCGACCAGCGTATTGTCTGGACGCACCGCGTACTGCTTCTTCAAATGTGCCGCCACTTACTGTTACTCGATCATCGGTAGAACCTGGATCTGTGGCTACTCTAGCAATAATTTGTTCAATAAGTTTTTTAATCTTAGGATTATCTTTGTACCTTGATGCAAGAATAAATAGATAACCGCGTTTTGTATTTATAAGATTAGCACCGACTAAATCTTGAAAACCTGCAAACAGCGATTTGTGTTCTCGGGGTCTATTCGCAATACGCTTACGTTCTTGCTTATGCGCTCGATAACGCCTTACCTGATCTTGCCATAAACTTGGCCCTTTTTGCTGCCCTCTGTCTACTGCATCGTAGAAATTAGCAAACCCATCAAGTGTATCACTATCGCCAGGTGCTTGCGCTGGTGTTCCTTCGATAATCAATGCAGCCCTTAGTTCGTCCATCAACCGACCCATTGCCAGATTAATTTTCATGCGCTCACTGTCTTTTGGATATGTCAGTGCAAGCCTCTCGTCTGCGCCCTCAACTTTATCGAGAGCCATTTGATATGCTTCGTTGCTACTAGTAATAAACTCGTTGCTGCCGCCAGCGTGTTCAACTTGAGTAGCTATATAAGCTTCAAAAGCGCGGGCAAACATTTCTGTTGGCTTTGTCCAATACTTTACATCAGACGCAGATCGTTCCGCAAATTTCGCTGCATTTTCTCGATATTTTGACTTTTTTATTCTCTGCTTTGTAGAGCCTTCACGCAATTTTTTTAACTTACGTTTTAAATCTTCTAGCTTTTTAGTTGGCTTAGGTTTCGCCTCAAGTTTCGCAATCTCGCTTTCCATCTTCATTATTGTTGCAGCTACTTCGGCATCATCGTAAAACAATGCGTTCATTAGATCGCCCATAGCCTCAACAACGTTTTTAGGCGCACCGTCTATCCATGCGCTTTCACCTTTTTTAAGATTAGTTCTTATGCGTCCAGTAAGACCTTTGTTCCAATCTGAGCCTAATCGATCGACCAAATAGAAATCGAGCGCATGACCCCATTCGTGAGCAAAACTATTTGACCTACCTGGCATAATAATTCCAGCACCAGTAATAGGAACAACGTCAGACTGATAAGTGTTGGGCATGATATTCTTGTTTGGAATATACGCTGCCATGTAACCACCCCATGCCCGTTGCGGTAATCCAAGGCCAAGTGAACCTTCGAGGCCGATACCGCGATTAGGCATACCTAGTACATGAGACATCCACTGTAAGTTGTGGTAAGCATCGAGTAAAGCATTTACCTGATCGTAGTTTGCGCCTTGCTGTGGTGGTGCAACATAACGAAAATCAAACTTATCTTTAAGAAGTTTTTGTAGTTTTTTAAATTGTTCTTGCTGCGGTCGATTGACCATAACATCTGGATTTTCACCAGCATCAGTAAAGGCATCCCTATATAAAGACTGTCTTAGGGTTTCGGACTCCGAGATAAGGATGCGTCCTGTTTTTGTACCTCTTGTGTTTTGCTCTCTGATTTGTGCTTGGTTGCCGTTTGTGATTTTGGTATTTCGTAATTCTTCAACACCTTCGATACTTTCCTCCAAGGTACTCGGGGATCGGGTGTCATTTACTTGTCTTTCGGCTGCTTGATCGCTTTGTCTAGCATCTTGGCGGCTTCTCGAAACTGGTTGCTTTTGTACTTGTTTGCTACGCGTTTCATCGCTTTGGACATTGCTTTCAAATAATCCTGTTTGTCGTCCTTGCCCTTCATTTCGCTTGGCCTCCGTTCGCTTTCTGCCAGCCTCGATCACATCATCAGGTGTTGTTGTGTCCTCGAGAAAACCACCAGTTTCTTTTTGTAATGCTTCTTCAACGTAAAAGTCGAGAAAATCTTTCATTGCCTTAGTGCTATTTGCGCGACTTAGATCAGGGTTGTAGAACGCTCGAACAAGTAATTCCAATGCTGGATCTGGCGCAGATAACATATCAGTTTGATTAAAATAATCTTCGACCTTCATTCCGTCACGACGCAGACGACTGATAAGGTTAGCCATTTCTGCAAGTCTGGGTGTAATATCCCATCGTGCTTCGGTTCGACCATCTGCCACTTGCTTCTTTAACTGTGCAAACTTAGGTGCAGCCGACATAAACGCATTAGAAATTGCTTTTATGTTTGCGTCACTACTCTCGAGCATTGTTGCTATAGTATCTGAATTATCAAACGCCGACGCTAATATTGCGTTCCTTACTCTCGATATTCCCTCTTGGCTTATTGCCCCTTCACTGTCGAAAAATGCACCTTGCTCTGTAGGTGATAATATTTTCTTTGCGTATTCTTGAACAAACTTCCTGTTTTGCGCTGTATCAATATCAAAGTCGCCTCGATACAATTCTATAATTTTGCTATCAGTTAATCGTTTCGCATCACGACCAGCACGTTCTGTCATAGACATTTGCGCTTGTGCTTCTGTGTTTGAAAGATCTGCAAACTCTTTGAGATCGGCAATACTCATATCGTCTGTAAGCATCCGCACAAACACTGGTTGCGAAAACCCTTCGGTGTTTATGCCAGCACCTTCTAACGACGCTCGATACTTTGATAAGCTTTCTGGCTGATTAGCATAGACTTCTTGCAGTGTAAGCACTCGCCCGTTGCCAGACATAATCGTTCCATCACGCGCAATGATAGGCGCACCAGAACCAGACGTAGGGTCATCGAGCAACCTTTCTGGGTTAAACATCGATCCAGCACGTTCCTTGCTAAGTGCTTCGCTTTCTTTGCGTGATCGATCACGCGGCTGCAACTCGCCTGTTGCTTGTTTTAAATCATCAAGTTCAACCACTTTGCCTTTGACATTGTAGTTCTTTTGACCATCTGGGGTTTGTACGCTTTTAACGACATCATCAGTGCTAGCGCCAACTTCATCAGCCTCTTGCGGATTAGGTAAGTCCGGCGCTGCCTCAACTTTCGGTGGTTGCGGCTCTTCGTCTACTTTAGGTGCTTCATCAGCTTTAGGTGCTTTCGGCTGTTCCGGATCTTCTGTTTCAGCTTTAACTTTTTTAGGCTGTTCTGGGGGATCAACAGGAGAATCCTCAGACGGAGGTGTAAAATCATCCGCCTGAGTAGTTGCCGTCGGATCTGAGCGCGTATCATCGACGGGAGGAGCAACGGGTTCTGGCTGTGGTGTTTGCGTTTGCTGTCTAGCAATTTCAGCTGTATTTTGAAAAACTGCATCAGAATCTTCGATGTTCTTAATAATTTCTTTTGACGCTTGCTTAACGGGATCGATCTTTGGTTTAGCAACAAGACCTTCGGCTGTTGTCGTTGCACCACCAGCCAACGCTTCTGTTGTAGTTTCTTTAACACTAAATGGGTCGCCAACAGCTTTTGTTGCTAATGCTTCACCAGCACCTTCGGAAGCAGCTTGTGCAACAGTTTGTCTTGCTAGACTATTCTGTATGACCTTTAGTGCTACTGCACCCTGCCCAGCCGCATCAGCGGATCCTATAACTAATCCTCGCACAAGACCCCGAGAACTTGCTTCCTTCATTAACTCTTTGTCTGCGAACATTGCTTTAACTGCTTCGGGATTAGCTAAATCTATATTGTTCTCACGCAAAAAATTATCAACGCTCGTTGCATATTCACGGCTAAACCCACCTAACGACATTATAGTTGCGCCAGCAAGAGGGCTGCCTGTTGCTACACTAGCACCCACACCAGCGGCAATCTGCGGTACGTTTTCAGCAATGGTTTCGCCCATAAACGCGAGAAATCCAAGAGGATCGTCTGTTATTGTAGCGAGATAGCCCTTAAAAGTATCTGGTGCTTCTGCAAGTGATTGTGCATACGCATCCGCTGTTGGAGATTTTTCAAACTCTCTTGCAAGGTTAAATAGGCGACCAGCAACGTCGGAATTTTTGCTTATTCTTTTGTAATATTCAGCTGTGTTTTCTAATGCGTCTTGTCTGCGGTCTAGACGTTTATCCACCACTTGCTGAAAATTTACATTAGCTTGCGGAGATACACCGTATTGCTGCATCATTTGGTTAGTTTGAACGGGGTCACTTATATCTGCGGCTCGGCTTGCAAATGCTTGGTTCGGTACGCCAGCCCATCTTGCTTCTTCAAACCTAATTGCTTCTGGGGTTTTGTCTGCATCTGCTAATGCCGCCATGTCAACGTTTGCAGCTAACGCTGGAACGCCGGCGGCTGTTTGTATTGCGCCTCTTTGTATAGCGCGACTAAATCCCGTGCCAGCCGGATTGGCTTCAACGACTTGTGGCTCAACCAACGGAGGGCTAACGGGTACGGGAGGAGTTTCGCTAACCACGCCCCCAGGAGGTGGTGACGCTTCCGCTGGTTGACTAATGTATTTCTGAGCAATGCCTAAAGAAACGGGCTTTTTAGGTTGCTCGTCTTGTATGTTGGAAGTGTACTTATCGGCAATTCCGAGCAGCCCCATCTACACTACTCCCTGTCTTTTGCTTTAGACATATTTTCGTAAATTTTAAAAAGTTCATCTGACGCTATGATTTTTTCTGCTTCCCATTCCTCATAACCAAAATCATCCATTAATGCTTTTTTGGCTATTTTATCTGCTTTCTTTTCATCAGTTTCAAAAGCAACAAGTATTTCAGCTATTTCGTTCAAAATGCCAGTTGTTGTATCTACATTATAACCACCAGTTAAACCACGACCTAATTTCACTGGTTGACCGAGAAGTTCTGACATTTCAGTGTTTGCAGTTAGTTGGTTTCTGTGCTCTGTAAAATTATTTGTTACAGTTGTTAAAACTTGCTGAACAAACTTTTGTGGTAATGTGATGCCACCTTCTTCTAAGTAGCCCAGCATAAAATCTTCTGAATTACCTAGTTCATTGCTTGTAAGTTTAGTAGGTGGCGTTTTTGAAGCACTAGGGTTGTATCTTCCTGTTGGTGCTTTGCCAGAGTATGCAGAAAACCCAGCTGCCTGATCTTCTAATGGCAACGTAGTGTCTGTCATTTGCTCAAAGCCACGTTGCTGGTTTGCAGAACTACTAATGTTACCGAATCCCGCTGTTGTTTGCTGGGTGTTGCCGCCCTGCCCATATGCCAATGTAGCGAGATTACCTAATATATCTGGTGACAATGCACCAATTGTTTGATCGTCAAAACCGAAAGCTTTTGCAATTTGCCCTTGAACTTGTGGGTTTGCTTGAATTGCTACTAAAGCATCAGCAATGTTTTGGTTCATTGTGTTTTTTAAATCTTGCCCTCTAGTTTGAGATTGAGCCAACCCTGTTCGAGCAACTTGATAGTCTGTTTGCGGATCACCAATTAAAGCTTTAGTAAGATTACTAAAGCCCTGCGCTAAAAATGGATCCATTTGATATGGGTTTCTTGCCATTGTTATGTCCCTTTGTCTGGATCGTATAAACTGTACCCAACCCCTACTCTGCCAGCACCTTGCAATGTTTGGGCTAATGGAGAGTATGCAAGGCTTTGCGCTGCTCTCATGCCAGTGTCTAGGACGTTAGCATTACCGCGAACAAAATTGCCCGTTAGCATCCCAGACGCGGCCGCATCTGCAATTTTAGGTGTAATAGTTTGCGTTAAGTATCTATTTGTAGCGTTTAGTTTTGCTAAGTTTTCAGCATCCGCCCTTGCTTTCATCATAGCAGCCGCTTCACTTGCAGCCTTTTGATCCATAAAGACTTTCGGTGCTGATCGACCAGTTACACCAGTTTGCATGTTTCTTTGCGTAAGCGCAGCTTTAAGTATTTCAGACAATTGGTTGCCAGCCGCTTCAATGCCAGGTTGTGTTGCTGATGCACTTGCAGCATTAACAGCCTCTTGAATTGCCGCTGCCTGTTGATCTTCGAGCGCCCTATTCCGCGTTTTGTTTTCACGCATTAACAAAGCTTGTTGCTGTTGTGCTTTTTTGGCTGCTCTGTTTTGCGCTGCTACACCAGCGCCTTGAGCGACTGCACTTAATACTAAGGTTGGATCACACATTAGTTCACTACTTTCACACTGCCGCCAGAAACGGGGTCGAATATTCCGGCGATTGTTGATGGCGCAGTATTAGCGCCTCTTTGATTAACGGATTGCGTAACTCGTTTTGGAGATCCCGACGCAACAGCTGTTGGATCAACATTATAAGATGGGTCGTAGGCTCGTTTTACAAAATCTGTAAAGAAATCAACAACCTCTTGCTCTTTAGGTTCTTTGAATGGTCTTGACTGCCCAACAACGTCAAAAGCATTAATAGCTGCGGTTTGAGCATTAATCGTTGGTATATCTTCGCTGTCATATGCAAGACCTTGCAATGCACTTGTGAGGTCATTGCGTCCACTTTCTACAAAGTTTCGGTTAGCATCCATGTATTGATTAACAATGCTATCAATACGTCCTTCTTCGCCGGATTGTGCGCCAGCAAGAATACCAAGTTTGTCATCAACCCCTTGCTGAGTAAGCATACCAGCTGCTTTGAAAGTATCGTAAATTCCTCGAGTAGCATCATCATACGCTGTGGTAAAAGCCTCTGACAAACCTCCGTCACGATAGCTTTGCCCAAGCCTGTTATAGTAATCGTCTGTGCTGAAAGCAAATTCATTGTTTAGCAAACCAAGCTGACGAGCTAACGCTGCATCACGCAAAGCTAACGCCGCTAACAATTCTTCGCTTGGCCCTTTTGGGCCTGTTGGCTCTGGCGGTTCTCCTGGCCCTGGCCCTTTATCTTTTACTGGTACACACATTCCATTTACACGCTCAAAGCCTGGAGGACATGGGGGTTGTGGTGGAGTAGGCGGTGGTACTGTTGGTGGTATTGGTGGGCCGCTGGGCGGTGGAAACGTGCTGCCGCCAGGAGGCAATGCACCTCCTACTACTGGTGGAAGCGCATCTGGATTAGGCGCTGGATTCGGTAAAGGATTTATAAATGAATACGGAGTAAAACCACCTGGATTATTTGCATTTGCCGCATTTGGATCGAATGGATTGCCGCCATTATAAGGTAAATAGCGCGATCCATCTGCGTTGTAGGAATAGGTAAACGGAACGTTGTCACCAGCAAGAGACCCTTCAACAGTATATTTACCATCTTCATAATCTAATATCGGTGGGTTTCCAACTATGGCCGGAGGTAACGGTGTGTTTTTGCCTCCTACACTTAAAAAGTTTTGGCCTAGTAAAGATGCCGCCGCTGCCGCATTTGCAGCATCAACGCTTGTTGGTTGCGAATTAAATAATCCCTGCCCAGGCGCAACCCCCGTTGCCGTGTATTGATATGGCTGGCCTTCGCTTATATTATCTGTTTGCATTAAAACGCCATTAACATAACTTTGATTGTCAAAAGGCGTAAATAAATTGGCAAGAGTTTGAACAAAACTGTTACCTTGCGGTTCGGGAACAGTTGCAAAATTACCCCCAGCAGCAGCATCAAAGTTCTGCGATCTTTTTAACGCTTCTGCTACCTCTGCCTCTGCCTCTGCTCTAGCAGTCTCACGCCTCGCCGTTTCATCTGCTTTAAGCTGCGCTTGATAACGTGCTTCTGCTTGTCTCTGTGCTTCTGCAAGACGCTTTTTTCGGTTCTCTCTTGCTCGGCTACCAGCGCCTTGCGCTTTGCTGGCTGGGCTAACATTTGCACCAGTTCCTCTTTGGCGTTTAGGCGGATATGCTGGAATACCAGCAAAGCTAGGCATTTCTGCACCGCCAGCACGTTTAAGCATCTGCCGTTCTGCCTCGTTAATATACGCCAGCATATGCGGTTCGCCAGCAATCGTAGCAGTTCGTGGAGCGTTATTATTCATTGGCTTGTTAGGCATTACATTATCCTCGAATAATCGTAGAGCTATCTAATGGTGCAAATAATTGCGCCATTTCATATCGGTTTTTATTTCGTGCCTCGAGTTGCGCTTGCGTGGCTAAACCTTCTGTGGCGTTTGCAAAAATATTTGCAATTGGGTTGTATTCTGGCACAGCGGTATTGGCCATTATTGAGTTTGCAGCCGTTGACGCAATAAGCGACGGATCTGCTAAACTTGCATTTTGTGTTAATAAATTGCTTTTAAGATTTGCTAGATTTGACCGCGTGGTATCAGCCATTGATTGAGCTTTCATTGCGGCTTGAGTTTCTGCAT